GAAAAGATGCAGGATTTAATTAGGCAGATTAAAAGAGTACGTGCAGTCTTTGGTACGATTGAGTTAATCAATCCAACAGACGGAGCAGGTAATCCTGTTGAAGTAGATAAGCTACCTTTCATATGGGAAGTAGAGAATAGAGATGCATTTAAAACTGTTGGTGCTATCTTCACTCAACTAGCCAAGATGAAGAGACTACCTGTACAACATACTGTTACAGCTAATACAGAAGAAAGAAAGCTACCTAATGGTAATAGCTTCTACTTACCTGTCACATCTCTTGATGTTACATCTGTATTGGACTTAACTGACGAAGAGCAGACAAGGTTTGCAGACTTCGTAGCTTGGGTGCAAAACTACAATGAGTATATAATAAATGCTTGGAGTGAAAATGCTAACAAGGATATGCATGACGATGATATGGCTACAGTAGATGACTTTGTAGACATTGATGCAGAAGAAGTAGCCTAATGAACCATCCTGCTGAACTAGCAGTACATCAGTATATGTCTGATGCTGTAAATGGTAAGTCTACTATGTCTGAAGAAGTAATTCAACAGGTAGGTAATGACGTTATGGATGCCCTGCGAAAGCAGTTTGGTGGGGAAAACAAGAGGGGTGACTTTCGCTTACGTATGTCAAACTTAGGTAGACCTACGTGTCAACTTTGGTTTGAGAAGAACAAACCTGAAGTTGCTTCAGCTAAACCAAATAACTTTATGATGAATATGATGTTAGGAGATATAGTTGAAGCAGTCTTCAAGGGTTTACTCAAGAGTGCAGGTGTTAAGTACGAAGAGCCTGATAATGTATCTCTAGATGTGGATGGTACTAGCATATCAGGTACATATGACTTAGTTATAGATGGTGCAGTGGATGATGTTAAGTCTGCTTCTGCGTGGTCATATGATAATAAGTTTGAGTCCTTTGAAACGTTAAGTGATGGTGACCCCTTTGGTTATGTCAGTCAATTAGTAGGCTACGCAAAAGCCGCCAAGAAAAAGATTGGTGGTTGGTGGGTAGTCAACAAGGCTAATGGAGCATTTAAATATGTGTCAGCACAAAATGCTGATGCAGATTCTGAGATGAAAAAAATAAAAGCAACGGTAAAGACTGTACAAGAAAACAAATTTAAACGTTGCTTTGAACCTGTAGAGGAAACATTTAGGGGTAAACCTACAGGCAACAAGATACTAGGAGTTAGTTGTAATTTCTGTAGCTATAAGCATAACTGTTGGGAGAACTTAAAAGAGTTACCTTCAGTAATGTCTAAGGCACAATTTCCTAAAGTAGTTTCATATGTTGAATTAAATGTCTCCTCATAGTGTTCGTAGAGAAGCTATAAAGTATGGGTATAGGAGTGGGCTAGAACATGCTCTCTCCTTGTACTTAAAAGAACATAAGCACAAGTATGGTTATGAATCTATTAAGATAGAGTGGGAAGACCTAACATATCGCACCTATACCCCTGACTTTATATTAAACAATGGAATTATAATTGAAACGAAAGGAAGATTCTTAACAGCAGATAGAAGAAAACACTTGTGCATTAAGAAGCAACACCCTAAACTAGATATTAGATTTGTATTTACAAACAGTCGAAGTAAGCTAAGTAAAGGTGCGAAATCTACATACGCAGAGTGGTGCATACGACATGGATTCAGATATTACGATAGAATCATACCTGAAGATTGGTTGAAAGAAAAGGGAAAGAATAAACACCCTATCTTTATAAAATTTAAAGGAACAAAAATAAAAAGGAGATAGGCATGGATAAGAAAAAACCTAGAAAGAAACCAAGGATAAGGTCAAAGATATTACGGAAAGATTTTATTATACGAGTTAGACCTGACCTAAATAAGAATAGCGAATGGAATGGTGCAGTTGATGTATCAATTATTACAGACCCTGATAATAAAATGGATGATGAAGCTTACTATCAAGTATTACATTTGTGCAAAATGATGTGTGCAATAGTACCTCTGACAGAAGATGATTGTGCCCTTCGTGATGACATCAATGACTTTATTGAAAATGTTGTTGACAAAGACTATCACGATATGGTAAAAAGAATGAAAGAAAAAAGCAAACCCAAAGCCAACATAGTGGGTATCGAAGATAACGTTATACACATAACGATTGACTCTGCTACTAAAGGCAATGCATAATGTTAAGACACATGGAGTATATGAGAATGAAGGAGAAACAAGCTATGGCACAATCAGACAATAAAGAAATGCAAGATATGGTTAATAGTCCTGTTCATTATAACAAAGCAGGTATTGAAACTATTGATGCCTTAGAAGCTATGTTAGTCGATGGGTTTGATTATTATTTACAAGGTAATATAGTTAAGTACCTATGGAGATTTAGATATAAGAATGGAATAGAAGACTTAAAGAAAGCACAGTGGTATCTGAATAAACTTATTGAGGTTTACGATGATAAAAGTTAAAGTACTTCTTACATTGGAGATAGACCCTGAAGAATACCCAATACCTGCTGACGAAAATGTAGCAATAGAAATAGAAGAAGGCATACAAGAATACTTCTACGATGTAGAGGGTACTAAGATTAGAAACATAAAAACAATAATGGAGTAATTAAAATGATACAGAACTATTTACCTACCGACTATCAGAACTTCATAGCACTCTCTCGCTATGCAAGATGGAAAGATGAAGACCAAAGAAGAGAGAATTGGGGTGAGACTGTTGATAGATACTTTGACTATATGGATAATCACCTAGTCAAGAATCACAATTATACAATTAGTAAAGCTTTAAAAGAGAAGCTTACAGAGCAGATAATGTCTCTAGGTGTGATGCCTAGCATGAGAGCCTTAATGACAGCAGGACCTGCCCTAGACCGCTGCCATGTGGGTGGTTATAACTGTAGTTATATACCTGTGGATAGTCCACGTTCATTTGACGAGTGTATGTATATACTTATGTGTGGTACAGGTGTAGGATTCTCCGTTGAAAGAGAGAATATAGACAAGCTACCTGTAGTTAATGAGCATTTCGAGGACAGCACTACTATCATAACTGTTGGTGACAGCAGACCCGGATGGGCAAAAGCATTGAGAGAACTTATTGCTATGTTATATGTAGGGCAAGTGCCTACTTGGGATGTATCACAGGTCAGACCAGCAGGTGCTAGACTAAAAACATTTGGTGGTAGAGCATCAGGACCTGCACCATTAGTTGAGTTATTTCAGTTCTGCATACAGAAGTTTAAGGGTGCTAAAGGCAGAAGACTATTTCCTATTGAGTGCCATGATATCATGTGTAAGATAGGTGAAGTTGTAGTTGTAGGTGGAGTACGTAGGTCTGCACTTATATCTTTGTCTAACTTAGGTGATGACCAAATGAGACACGCAAAAGCAGGACAATGGTGGGAGAATGAAGGACAAAGAGCATTAGCTAACAACTCTGTAGCATTTAAAGGTAAGCCTGAGATGGGTACATTTATGCGAGAGTGGACAGCTTTGTATGAATCTAAGTCAGGAGAACGTGGTATCTTTAATAGACAAGCCGCCAAGGTGAAGGCACTTGAGAACGGTAGACGTAATGCTGAACATTACTTTGGTTGCAATCCATGTAGCGAGATTATACTTAGACCTTATCAGTTCTGTAATCTTACAGAGGTAGTGTGTAGAGCCACAGATGACCTAGTATCCTTAAAAGAAAAAGTACGTATGGCTACTGTTCTTGGTACATTTCAATCTACTCTTACTAACTTTAAGTATTTACGTAAGGTGTGGAAGGATAACACAGAAGAAGAAAGACTATTAGGAGTTTCCCTAACAGGTATTCTTGACTGTCCTATATGGACAGAAGAGATATTACAAATACTAAGGCAAGTAGCAATAGATACTAATAAGAAAATTTCTAAAGACTTGGGTATCCCACAGTCAACTGCTATAACATGTGTCAAACCTAGTGGTACAGTTAGTCAATTAGTTGACAGTGCTTCAGGTATTCATGCTAGGCACAATGATTACTACATCAGGACTGTACGTGGTGATAATAAAGACCCACTCACACAGTTTATGAAAGATAGTGGTATACCTAGTGAGCCTGATGTTATGAAGCCTGATAGCACTACAGTGTTCAGCTTTCCTATGAAGTCACCTTCAGGTGCTATAACTCGGACAGAGATGTCAGCTATTGAACAACTAGAGTATTGGCTTATGTTTCAAAGACATTGGTGTGAGCACAAGCCTTCTGTTACGGTATCTGTTAAGGAAGACGAGTGGATGAAAGTAGGAGCATGGGTGTATGATAACTTTGATGAAGTATCAGGTATATCATTTTTGCCTTTCAGTGACCATACGTATGCACAAGCACCATATCAAGACATAACAGGTGAAGAGTATGAGAAAGCATATAAGCAAATGCCTGAGTCTATTGATTGGTCTAAGTTAGCAGATTATGAAAAGGAAGATACAACTAGTGGTGGAAGAGAACTAGCTTGCACAGCAGATGCGTGTGAGATGGTTGACATACAGGCTAGTTAATGTTAGAATCTACAAATGAAATACTATGGTGGCAGTGGTGGTTACTCATTGCCATCACCATAAATACGACAATAAACTTAATCGTGTTCTTTAAAGGTAGAAAACTACATATAAGAGAACTATTACATCTTAAACCTAAGAGAAGCAAAGGAGTTACTAATGGAAAACCTATCACCAAGTAAAGAGAACAGAAAGAAGTTTGATATTGATTTAGAATACGGACAAGTAAGAGAACAGCTTGTAGCTGATATGTTACAAGACAAAAAGATAGAAGTTAAAAGTGAAAGAGATATGTGGCAACGTACAGGTAACATTGCTATAGAGTACGAATCTTATGGTAAACCAAGTGGTATAGAAGCAACTGAATCTGACTATTGGTTTCATAATTTATGTGTAGGAGAAGATACTTTCTGCACGTTAGTATTTAACACAGAGAGTTTAAAGAAAATAATAGGTAACTTAGATTATAAGAGGTCTGTTTCAGGTGGGGATAATAACGCATCAAGAATGTACCTTCTTAATCTACAGAAATTATTTTCATCTGATGTTATTAAATCATTTAAAGGAAAAGGAGAATCAAAACAATGAGAGAGATGATATTACAAGCACTAAAGAGTAAGATATCAGGACAAATAAATGGACATATAGCTAATATAGAAGCCATGATGACTAATCCTGTAGGCATAGGAGACCATCCTACTATAGTAGAAACCATTGAAAAAGAACTAGGTGCACTAGAACACGAGAATGGTAAGTTAAATAACTTAGTAAGATTTTTTGAAAGGAGACAAGATGAAGCCATTGAAGAACAGAAAGCGAAATCCAAATCTAAGTAAGTATGATGCACCACTAAAGATACAATTTAGTAAAGGTATGTCAGACTTTAAAAGAGGTAAGGTTACTAACCCCTATCATTTTAATACTATGCAATCAAGGGAGTGGGAGAGAGGATATAATCTCTCTTACTTTCAGAGACTAGAAAGGGTCAAAAGAGATGAAGCTAGAAGAAGAAGCGAAGAAGTTCATGCAGGATAATTTAGTTATAGCAGAAGTAATGACTGCTGATTTCTATGAAGCACGTGCAGGACAGACTGCTATCTTCCCAAAAGAAAAAGCCTTAGAGTATTTAGCTCTAGGCTTGACGAGTGAAGCAGGTGAGGTAGCAGGTAAGGTAAAGAAACTAATACGTGATGGCAAAGGTGACAAAGAATCAATAGCCTATGAAGTAGGTGATGTTCTTTGGTACTGTGCTGTATTAGCTAGTGAGTTGGGGGTAAGTCTTAATGTAATCATGCAAAAGAATTTAGAGAAGTTGCATGGTAGAAAAGAACGTGGAACATTGGCAGGTTCAGGAGACGATAGGTAATTTACTTTATTGCATCTCCAAATGCTTCACCCATAATGGCTAATCTGTTTAAGTCATCTTCACTTGTAGCATCAGGAAGTCTGTTGTTCTCTTCTGCAAATAGTACTCTAGCTTTCTTTCTATCTGCTCTTTTGAGTTTACGATATTTAGTTAAAGCTCGTACATAATCTGTAGTTTCTCCAATAGAACCTTTTGCTATGAGTGTCTTCATAGATTTTATCTTAGTATCTATTATTGGTTTAATATCTGCAAAGATATATTCTTTTTCCGTAAATTCTTTTTGTGTAGCATCACTAGCATTATCATAATCAGATATTAATTCTTTCTCTCTATCTCTAGCAAACTCTACAATAGCAGGTAGGATTTCTCTCAATGTTTTATTCTCAAATCTCTTAACACTAGGAACTTTAGACCTACTACCTAATTCATAATCAGTAAAGCCTAACTCTTTCAAGTATTCCCCTTCAGAGCTATCTGCTGTAGATAAGTTTAATCCAAATAATACACGAGTTATAGGAGACACTCTTTTCTTTTCTTCCTGAAACAAGAACTCACGTTTAGGTGCTTTCTCTTCTTCTTCAGCACTTGTAGTAAAGCCACGTTGCTTAAAGGGTCTCTCTAATTCTTTCATAAAAGTAGATTGAAAGTCTAATGTAGGGTCTTCTGCAACATCTTTATAGGTTAAACCTCTGTCACCAACTGCTCTCTGTGCTTCAATTAATTGAGCAAAGGGAACTGCCCACGTAGATAAATAATTACCTAACGCACCACCTATAGCTTTACCTGCACTCTCTCCTTTAGTTAAGTCTGAACCTTCTGTTAGTGAAACTATATCGTTGATAATACTTTGACCAACACCTGTTCTTAAATTAGTACCTATAAAAGTCTCATTAAATTCTTTTACCTTAAACCAATCATCAAATGTACCATCCATAGTCCTCTTAATAGCTTCTCCTAGATACATAAACTGTCTCATAGGATATTGAGGGGTAACATTTAATACTGTGCCATCACCTGTGTTTAATTCTTTGTAGTCAGAGGGTGCATCTTCAGATGTTCTATACTGATATGCTGCTCCTGCTACAGCTATACCAATTAAGTTACGTGATATTCTTTGTCTATCTTTCATAGTAAACTTACCTTTGCCTACTTTACCTAGACTAACTATGTTTGCTACCTTACGTGCTAGTGGAATAGATGCACCACCTGCATATTGACCCATGAGTTCCATGCTATTAAACATAAAACGTGGGAAGGGAAGAACGACAGTTAAACCATTACGTACAATAAAGTTTGATGTAGACCTAAATACAGGTATATCAGGTTGCTTTGCATAAGTTACATCTAATGCTTTGTTAGTAGCATCAGCTACAATATCTGTAAATGACCTAGCACCTTGAGGTCTAACATTTGATGCATCATTAAGCAAGTCACGTATCTTACCCTTATTCAATGTATCCATCAAGTCTATACCATACTCTCTTTTAGTAAGTCTCTCTAGCTCACCTAAGAAAGCACCTCGCCTAACTAAAAATTCCTGCCATCTGTTAGGTGTATTAAGAACATCAACAGCATCTTCACCTATAGATAGAACACCATCTAAAGGACCACCCTTACCTCTACCTGTAGCCTTTTGTATCTCGTTTATATTATTAAAAAGTAAATCAAATTGCTTTGCTAATTCAGGTTGCTCTAATATAAAGTCAACAGTTTCTTTAGTTTCTTTTGGATTATCAAACATATAACGCATATGTCTAAAACTATCTTTCCAATTAGCAGGAGATAGTAAACTCTTACCACCTGAGATATATCCTTGATGAGACATATTATATAAGGCAGTATCCATGACATTCCCAAGACCTTCTAGAGGTGCTCTAATACCTGCTGATGTTAAGTTACGAGATGCAGTAGCTAACTGTGACACTAACCCACCTCTTCTTATATTTTCTATACGCATGATAGTTTGACGTATAGCACCTTGAGTTTTCTTAGTTTCGTTAAGTAACTGCTCTTCATTCTTTGGTCTGAATCGTTTAATCTGTGATAGTTTATTTAATATCTTACCTGCTTGAGAACCTGAACCCACTACAGTTAATATGTAATCTTCAAATGAAAGATTGTATTTATTTAACATGTCCAATAGTTTATCGTCTGCAAGTAATTGTTTATTTACAGTTAAATCAAATAAATTATCTATTATTTTTTTCTTAGGATTAAATGCTTTTGGATTAGCTTTCTGTAAATCAGCAGTTACAGCTACGAGAGCATCTAGTTTGTCAGGTTTGAGAATAGGTTGCATTAACTCGTCAGTACCTGTGGCAAGCTTCATACTTATACCTGCTACTTCTTCAGATGTCTCTGCTCCTACTTCTCTAGCTAACTGATAATCTATTGCCTTGTTACCAGTCGCATCAGTAGTTGATATAGTTTTACCAACCCTGTCTTCAAACTCTTGTATAAGTTGATTAGAGATATTTTTATTTTGTTTAGCCATTTCTTTAGCGGCATCAGCTTTCTCCTTTATTTCTTGGGCAGTATTGTTTCTCATCTTGGTAACATTAAGTTTTCTGTTCCAAGCATCCTCTGCTTTCTTTCTATTATTAGCAGCTTTCTTAGCTAACTTTCTTCCTATTCTAGCTGAAGCAGAAGGTAACTTCACAAAGTTTCCTAGTACAGGTATAGTTTCAGAAAACTCTAATCCTGAACCTGCACCTCTAGCTACATTTTCAGCAAACTCTTTGGGGTCTCTGTCCATATATTCTTCATATAAATCAGGCATATTGTCTTTAGCTTGTTGTGCTATGTATTCTATAGTATCTGTAAATCCTGCACCTACATAAGACACACCTTCACCTAAAGCAGATATAAAATTAAAACCTGAAGAACCTGTCATTTGTAAAAAACCCTTCATTAAGTTTTTACTGCCATCAGGATTTACGTCAGGCATTTCCTTAATTAAGCCTTCTACCATTTCATCTTCTTCATCGTCAGACATATCAGGCATATCAAAATCTAGCGATACCTTCTCTACTCTTGACATATCTTCTCTAGCATTTTGTTTCTGTACATCCACAGCTTGTGCATCTGTATTATATAAATAGCCAAAGGGTGTTTCATTATTACGAGTGCTTACATGAGATTGAATTATTTCACCACCACCCATAGGCACTCCACTATTAGGTGTAATTATACCAATAGCTTCAGCACCTTCTATATTTACAAGCTGTCCGTCTTGAAATAATTCAGGGTATTTTTCATTATATAGGGAATATAAAGTCTCTTGACTTTGAGGAATAGCTATTTCTTTTTCGTGAGATTCTTCAACAACATTTTTAATTGCATTGTCTAATTCATCACCATCATCATCAGCTTCCAAAGAATCCAATGAAGAAGAAATAGAAGTAGTATCCAAAGCATCAGATGATATAGTTTGCGAAGTAGACATAGCAGTGTCTTCAGGTACTTTATTAACCTGTTGTACGTTTTCTTCTTCATCATCTGCTTTGAGATTATTTAAGGACTCTTGTATTTCATCTTTTAACATTATAAGAATGTAACTCCTGTCCATAAACCTGTATATGTTTTACCATTTTCAGTATATGTAACAATGTCACCCGGGGAATACGCACCTGCTTTTGCCTGTTCTTGGGCATTAACTTTACTAGTAGCAGTCTTTAATTTTTTATTAGTAGGAGTATTTTTTATTTTAGCTTTATACTCCTTTATTTCCGTATTAACATTAGCGATTTCTGTATCTATTTGATTATTCAGTAGCTCATCTTTTACATTTGCATAATCTTTTTTAATACCGTTTAAGGCTCTAAGCTTACCTGTAAATACCTGTGCTTCATTACCCTTCATCGCTATTGTTATCTTACCATCTATACCTACTTTAGTATAACCACCTAATTGACGTTTAATAGCATTATCTATAATCTTACCTCTACCCTCTTTACTAAAATAGGTGCTTGTTGTACTCTTACTTGCTTTAGCTTTTAGATTAGCTTCTTCAACTATATAGCTTTTCACTTTATTTATACGTGCTGTTATAGCTGTCTTTTCTGTTTCATTAGCAGCCAAATCTAACTCATTATCTAGTCTTAGCAGTTCACCTTCAAAGGTACTAGCAGCTTTGGGTTTATTATCTTTCTGATACTTTTTATATTTAGCTAATGCAGTATAATCTATTTCAGCAGGTTTAGTTTTAATTGTGTCAAATGAATCAGCTTCAATAGGTGCTTGTTCGTCTACACGTTTATCAACTCTCTCACCATAATCACCACCAAATATTTTACCTAGTAATCCACTACCTTCCATCTGACCTTTAGTACTTATGTTGCTAACACCTCTAACATAGTTGTTAATAAAATCTTTATCTGTTACACCTTCAGGTCTATTCTCATTAGAAAATTTAACAATGGAGTCTATGTCAAACTCTTTACCAAACTTACTTCTACTATCAGATAGTTCATTATAGAAAGCTGTAGCACCTGAAACTGTGCCACCACCTGATTCAAATAGTTGTTTAGCTTTATACATGTCACCATCAACAAGAGATGCAAGGTTTTTCATCACCTCTCCTACTTCTCTTCTTTCTTTTTTAACCCTATCTTCTTCTGCTCTTCTTCGAGTAACACGATATTGTTCCATACCATCCATTCTTTTTTGGGTACGTTGTATGTCACTCTTAAGTTGTTCGTCTACACTTTTAGCTAGACCTGTTATAAATCCTGTAGCGAAACCCATTACACTCTCCTTGCCATCAAGCCTTTAGGCTCTTCATCTTCTGCATCATCTTCAGGTACATCTTCTTTTATTTCATCTTCACTGAATATCATACCTTCTTTTGCATCAATTTCTCTTTGTAATTTAGTTCTTACACTTTCTAATAATGTATCTCTAGTCTTACCCTTCTTAGGACTTTCCATACCACTGTCATACTTTACGTCAGCCATATCTCCTACAAGCATAATCATTTCCATTAGTAAAGGCATTACTAACATGCCAATGTCAACACTATGCTTACCATCCATAACACTACCTAACTGAATTGTGTTAGCTAGGGTTGTGACAGGAACATCCATCTCCAACACATCTACTAGTTGGTCAGTAAATTCTTCTGATGACATTCTATCTAGATAATATTCTATGGCTTCATCTACAGTAGTATATTGTGGTGCTTGTTGCCAAGGTCTACCCCCTAACTCTGATACCATATGTTGCCCTGATATAGGACCATCTAGTAGTGGTTGATTAAGCTCTGTCATTATTTATTTCTTCTCTTTTACTTTTAACTATAGACATATGTTTAGCTACACGAACAGATGGTTGCTGTATGTCTACATCTAACTTAACATTGTCCATTTGATTACGTGCTAATAATCCACGTGAAGGTTGCTGCATACCCATACTATCCATTGTATCTACTTGAAGATTTTTATACAGAGCAATAGCAGGGTTGTTTTCAAAACTAGGCATGTGATACTATCCTTTTCTTTTCAGTTACTAAGTCCATTAACTTTCTAGTAACCCATTTCCATACAGGTTTCTTCTGAATAAACTTAGCATAATCTTCACCATAATTTTCATATAGTTTAACTACCCATGTAGGTGCTTCATACTTTAACCACATACGGAATATGTACCAACGTGGGTCAGTCTTGCCATATACTTCTCTTGCTACCCAACAGAATCCTGACATAATGTAAGCACTACCTAATGTACCAATCAAACTACCGATAGCATTACCTGCTGCAGTACTCTCACCACGTTTAGCTACTGCGGCTTGTGTGTCAGCATTTAAGTTAGCGATAGACATATCTGCATATCTATTTAATTCATTTTCAGCAGATGTCCATGCCCATTCCATTGTGTCACCGTAGTAGTTCCATAAGTTATTGTAAGCTTGATTAGATGTTTGTAATAAATTAGTAGCATTAATTTCATTTACACGATTGATGGTAGCACTATCTGCTGTTGCAATCTGTCTTCTCCATTGTGCATTGTTTTGGTCAATGACTAATCTATTCTGTGCATTAAAAGTATCACGTTGATTGTTTAGTTCAGAGTTAAATCTTTCTAAGACATTACGTTGACCTGCATTATATTGTGATTGTGCGTTAGCTTGTGTTGCATTAAACTGTGAAGACTGCGTTGCTAGGTTAGCAAAGAATTGGTCAACTTGATTCTGACTAGATGCATTAAACTGTCTGCTTGCATTTGTAGCAGCTTGGTCAGTGAATAATGACTGTACTCTTTGTTGTGCTTTAAACAACTCAACCTGTTGTTGGTTATTTAAATTAGCCATATCCTGTTGTAAGAATGTCTGTGCATTTTGTACGGCAGCTTGCTGTCTATTATTTAAGTTAGATAAATCCATATTGGCTAGTGCAGATGCTTCAGCTATAACTAAAGCTTGACTATTAGATAGATTCTGTAAGTCCATAGTATTAGCAACACGACTATTCTCTAGTGCTACCTGTTGTTCAGCAGTAAAGTTTTGATTAGCTACGTCAGCTATACGTGCAGAGTTTTGTACTCTTGCTTGAAAGGCTTGGTCAAACTCTTGCCCTATAAACTGTGCTCTCTGTTGAGCCGCAAGCATTGCTCTCTGTTGTCTGTTAGATAAGTTTTGTGATTCAAACTGTGCCTGTGTCTGTGCATCTGCCTGTGCTATTGGAAGTGCAGACTCTAATGCACCCTGTATAAGTGCCTGACCTGCCATGCTAGATGCACCTAAACCTCTAGCTGCCATCTGTGCTTCAATACCACGTAATGTTCCCGCTGCCCATGCAGGTGGATTGCTTGCATCAAAGTTAGCAGTAAGAGTAGCAAGTTGACCTTGTACTGTAGCCTTCTCACTAGGAGTTGCAGTAGCTGCTTGTATTTGTTCTGCAAAGTTAGATGCTGTCTGTGCGTTGGCTACACCATTAACTAATTCACCTGACTGTATTTGTCTTTGTACAGGATTGTTTAATAGAGTAGCATTACCTTGAGCTGCTTGAAGATTGCCTACACTTGAAGCTGTTTGTTGTGCCGCTGTAATCTGAGCACGTGGGTCAGTTGGGTCTACTTGAGCAGCCTGTGTAGCATTTAAAGCTGTATTAACTGACTGTGCTGTTTCAGCAGGAGTCATTGTTGTTGCATCAGTTGGAGCAGCCATCTGTGCCTGTGTAGTTGTAGCCATTGCAGTTGGTACTGCTACAGCACCTGCCACTTGTCCTTGATTAGGAGACACATATTGTCCAGCAGTTTCTTGTATACCTGCACCTATAACTTGAGTACCTGCTGGTAAGGCAGGATTAGACAATCTCTGTGCTGTGACATCTGTTATAGATGAAGTAGTTGGTATCTTTTGTACAGGTGTAGGTTGTTGAGGTAATGGTACGTTATCATCTTCTCCAACCATTGCAGTTTTAATTACAGGCTCTAAAGGTGGCTCACCATCTTCACCATATGCCATAGTTTTAGCTATAGGAAGATTGCCTATAGGAAAAGGAGGATTTCCTTCTTCACCTACTGCCCCAGTCGTATCTCCAAAACCAACACCCATAGTACCATCATCTTCGCCTATAGCCATAGTTTTAATTTGACCAAAGTTTTCTGGCATATTACCTTGAGCATCTTCGCCTAATGCTCTAGTCATTTTTGTAGCCGCAGCCATTTGAGGAGGTATGAATTGAGTATTAGTAATGCCACCCCCATCTGCTACACCACCTTCACGCATCTTAACCACAGAACCACCACGAGCCATCTCTTGTGCCTTTTCTTGATATGTAATCATCTCACGTTGTTTGTCAGGATTCTGTTGTAGATAGCTGTCAAACTCTTCCATGCGACCTGCATATCCCATGCGACTAGCTATCTTTTGCATCCCTTGTGGCTTAAAGCCTTTAAACATTGCCATATTATTTTACCTATATATATTATTAAGTTCGTATCTTATTGTTTCAGCTAACTTACCTTGTACTTGCATATCAAAAGCTACAAACATAGGACCTGTATTCACTTCTAAGAACCATAGTCCTTCTTCATCTTCCATGAAATCACTAGCACCAAAGTTTAAATTTAATCTAGACATTAGGTGTTTAACTTTTTCTACAGTAACATCATCTATCTCTGTTACAACAACTGTGCTTTCAGGGTCATCTCTGTAGTCTAACTTATCTGTGACTACCTCAAAGGCAAAGTGTTTATCATTTATAACATATAATCGTTTGTTCTTACCTGTTATCTTTTGTTGTATAATACAAGGATAAACTGCTTCATTACCTTCTAATGTATGTTGTCCACCTAATACAGGTTTAATGATTGTGTTATCTCTAGTCGTTTTTTCTGTGACCTCTGTATAAGGTATACGTAATCCTACTTTTTTTGCAACAATTAAATTATTTAGTTTAGTGACATTATCGTTTTTATAGTGTTTGTTATATCTAGTTATATTATGAGATTGCAAGTAATCTTTCATTATATAAAAGTTATTATAAGTTTTATGTGTACTCTCCTCAAACACATTGTTTCTTACAAATATAGAATCCAAGTCTGTGACAGGTTGACCTTCTACATATAACACATCTTCTGTTACATTCCATTCTATATTAGCAGCTTGGTCTATAAACTTATCAAAGTGTGGGTATAAAACTTTAGTATTTGGGTCACTTAATTGACCAAATAAATATGCCGACATATTAAACTTTATCTATTTCCAATCAATACTTTATCCAACTTATCTTCTAATCTTTTGAGTGCATCCATAAGATTGTGCATATCATCTTTCACATCATCCTTACGTGCATAGTCCTCACGTGTCTTGTTCAA